TGGATCACTAACTGGGATGATGTCGATACGTCCATCGAAGTCAGTTTGTTTAATACTTTGATCGCCACCAATAATTTGGTAGGGATATTCAGCTGGGAGAGTTTCAGCAAACAATCTAGCTAAAATTTTAAATTCTGTTTTTTGTGCGTAGTGTAATCTTTTGTGTACTGCTGACATAACTCGCGTGCCTTGTTCAAGCAATGCCATAGTGGTACCAACTGGTAATTCTTGATTACCTTCACCAACTTGTAGATTAGTAGTTGACGCAAATCTTTGCCCGGCATCTACGCAAGTTCCCATCAAAGCGAGTAAAGTCTGTGATGGTTCTTTATATGGTAGTGGTACTAGAGAATCTTTTAACGCTCCGCCCGGAGCATCGACGTCTCTAAACTCGCCGGGCTCTAGAGGAGTTTCATCGTCCCTGATTCTTAATCCTCTAGCTTTGAAACCGGCGGGCAAGTTGCTTAAAGTACCAGCATCTATTAACTGTCTTAAAGCAGCAGTTGCCGTTCTGGATAGCCCACCGATCATGTGGATTAGGCCGAACCCATAGAAGCCTAAACCAGGTAAAAACTTGTAGTGTACGAAGTACTGTATTTTTTGTTTGAGTGGATCGTCTTCGCGATAGTTACGACGAATAGATAAAATCTTAGAAGAAGTTTTATCAACTGTAATTATGTATGGTATGTGCATCCCATCGGGATCTTCAAACCCAGGCAAGTCTAAGGAAACATGAAACTCTAAAAGTTCATACATCATGTCCGAAGTATTTTCGATACCCTCTAGCTCATCTGTTTTATCTTCGACATCAGTCACACTCATTTCTGAAGGTTTGATTTCTATGTCTAAATAAGCACCACTTAGTTGTTGGGCACGAACTTCGTTGTGTGTCATTTTGACAATGTGTGTAACACGTTCGCAAGTATTTATGTCACTAGCAGAATACGGTACTAATAAATCTTCAACTGGGACAAACAGACTGCAAGCTCTTTGCTTCATGGTGTCGTAGTAAACTTTTTTAAACGCCGAACCTGCTAGGGGTAAATAAAATAAGAGTTGATCCATTTCTGGTGTGTACTCTTCCATTTCCGTAGTAATCTGATAATTCATAAACTCTTGCACACGGTTGGATTGCATTTCTACTTCTGGTGTCACTGCACCCATGATCTGAGTTTTGACTGGACCTTTGGATGGTAGTAGTTCTTTAAATGCTTGAGCTTGGAATTGAGTAACAGCTTCAGCCATCATTGGGTGAGTTACTCCTGAAGCACCAGGGAAAGGTCGGTCACGATCTTCGTATTTAAAACCAAGTAAATCTAAACCTCTAATGTAAGTATCTTCCCATTCCTCTCGACTACTTTGATCTTCTTCAAAGTCGCCCATTAGCTGAGAACTTAAGGCACCTAGTTCGCCTTCATCCACGAACTCAGCTAAGTTTGCATCGAATGGCGTTTCGGCCATCGTCTCTTCGTCGGGAAAATAATTTACTTCTGCTGAACCATCCGCAGCAAACTCAACATCAACTTCGGTGTCGGTTGGGTTTGGCGTTTCTATTTCTACAGTTTCACCAGACTCAACATCCAAATCAATTAGATCAGAGAGTCGTTCGATGTTTGTAGGTGTGTTGTTTGACATATATTAATAAAAAACTTTTAATCTTCTAGGCTCATTATCATTCATATCGTCGTCAGATGCTAGTCCTATAAATCCACCTTGACGATAACGCATTAAAGCTTGTGTCGTAGAGTCTACCAAATCATCGTGGTCACCAAAAGGAAAAGCTGCACATTCTTCAATTAGTTCTTCTGCCCAACGTGTGTCTGGAGCGTAAACCATGCCTGCTTCTAACAGTGGTGAAACTGCATTAACTCGAGCTATCTTGTCTTGCCCACGTCCAGGCGTAAAATTTACTACGGGTATGCCCATTTGTCTGAGTTCATGTGTCAATGGCATACCAGAAGCTTTGGCTTCAACAATAACCGTGTCGGGTTCCCAATATTCATACTCTTTTAGAGCTTGACGTTTTAGGTCTGGAAAGTCCCAACGTCCTTTTTTTACGTCTAAAAGCAATAAAGCTGGCCGCATACTGTTTTGATCGGGCATAAATACGCACCAAGTGGTAATAGCAGAGTAATCTGCCGTTTCATTTTTAGAAAACGCCGTATCATACGACTGAATCACGTATTGCATTTCTGGAATGTCGTCTTGTTCCCAAGTTTGCCACCATTCACGCTTTAAAATTGCACCTTCTTCGGAAGTTGGGTTCTGTAGCCACTGCGCGGACCACTTTGAAACTGGTAAAGACGCTTTAATTGACTCTAATTCTTCTATTTTCCAGAACTCTGGCCACAAGGGGTTGTTAGTATCAGGAAAAATAGCCGGAAACTCGACAACTTCCCACTGATCTGCCTTTTCTTCGGATTGTTTGGCTAATAATCGGCCGGTTAAGTCCTTGGTGCTCCATCTAGTCATCACTACAACGATAGATCCACCAGGTTGTAGCCTTTGTCTTGGTCCAGAACTGTAATATTCCCACGCATTGTCCAATGATCTAGGTGACATGGCGTCTTGTTCCGAGTGAATATCGTCTAACACTAGTAAATCAGCACCACGTCCAGTCACCGCACCACCAATACCAGCATAAAAGGCCTCACCACCCTTGTTAGTTTCCCACCTTCCAGCTGATTTGTTGTCAGCTTTGAGTGAAACGTCAGGAAAAACTTGTTTGTACTCTTCGGAATCAATTAGATCACGTACTTTACGACCAAATCTAAACGCTAGTTCAGCGGTGTGGGTAATCTGCATAAGCTTGAGCTTTGGATTTATGCCCAATAACCAGCTAGGAAAGAACACCGAAGCAAATTCTGACTTGGTGTGACGAGGTGGCATGTTGACAATGAGTCTTTTGATCTTGCCTTTAGCTACATCTTCTAGTTTTTTAGCAAATATTTTGTGATGTTCGCCTTGCACGAAGTCTGGCCACATGTGTTTTATGTAAGTAATAAAGTCATCGCCACCTTCTTTCTGTAATAATTTAGAATCTAAGGCTTGCGTGTACGACAGGAGTTCTTTAGCAGCGTCAGGATAAAGTTCTGCTAATTTTTCTAAATCAAAATTTTTATCTGTCATACTAGTTTCCAGAATCGTACTCTTTCAAAGCTTTCCAATACTCTTTTAATTTTACTCTAACTTTGTACCAAAAAATATTCATCCCTCTTGGATTTGAGTTTTCACCTATCATAGCAATAATACATAAAAATAATGTCGTATATAAAATAAATTCGGCCATAATGTTTTTTCATATCTATTCCTTTTCTTTGTATTCGACTATGTTTTTACACCACCAGTAGAGTAAATCTTCACTTAGACTGTGTTTCAGTATATTAACGCGACTACAAACTAATTGAATATTATTAGGAATATACCAGATATTTGGATCTATTCTATCTATTGAGACATTTAAATCTTTTTTACCTTGTCCGTCTTTGTGATATGTCATGACCAAACCAGTCAAGGCACAGCGTCCAGCTTGAGCTTGCCAGATGGCTATTAAGTCTTCTACCTCTATATCCCAAACTACTTCAGGATGATCTTTGGTACGTGAGGATTTTAAATGACTGTATAAATTTTTTAGGTAGGCTTCTGGGGTTTTGCTTTTCTTTCTATTTTGTACAACGCGGCGACAACTGGGACAGGTATTTCGATAGAAAACACCTTTTGAATTTTTTGCTTCAAAACTGGCTAAAGGGAAGGTTTTACTACAACCCAAGCACTTTCTCTCTTTCATGGCAAAATCATCTTACACTATCTAAGCTCACTAAACACTTTTCGAAAAAATTTTGAAATATTTTTTTCAGCCAAAAGTAAAGGTTTTATTAATAAAAATAAGGGGGGTCGGGTCTTGAATTATCTAGAATCTTTTTTTATGTGTATTTTCTTTTCTATAGGTATTAGTAAGTCATTAAGCAACTGGGGGGGATGGGGGCACAGATACAATCGACAAGCCACATCTGGACACTATTTCTATTTCTATCTCTATTTCTTTTACATTCATTGTCAAAACTATTGTGACAGAACATCACGAAGTGCAGATAGCACATCGTTCTTTGTTCTATGTCACATAGTTTTGACATTCATTGTAAAAGAAATACAAATAGAATAGTGACCTGATGTGGCTTGTCGATTGCCCCGCCCCCGCACGCGAGGTAAAACTTTACTTGCGTTTATATAAGATAGGTTATATAATTTTCATATCTTTATTAAAACCATAGGAGGACACATGAAGATAATTTTTAACTTAACTTTGGACAATGGCACTGTAATCGGTGGCGTTGAGAATGACCTTAGAGATTTGGTCATCAATGGTGTAACTGTTGTCAGTAATGGCAGAGCCGACACTATCCAATTAGAGGAGATTGCCGAACTTGGCAATCAGTTTCAACCAAGAAGATTGGAGGACTTGTCATGAGGAAATGTTCACTTTGTGGAAAGTCTTTTAAAGGTCGAGGGCATAACCCCAGACCTTTGAGAGAATTTACCGAGCGTTGCTGTGATGATTGCAACAATGATTATGTAATTCCTATTCGTATGGATTTGTTAGGTCGTGCCATCAGGGAGGACAACAATGACTAGAAAAGATTATGTCGCTATCGCGAGAGTACT